TGACAACCTATTCAGGCAGCTGAAAGAGCTGCGTGGAGATGAAGATTTTAGCAATGACGACAAGTTCACAATAGCCAACACCCGCGCCGATGGTTATGCCGCCACGCTGGATAGCATCTACAACGAAGCCAAGACGCGCGGGGCAGGAAATAAAATGCTGACGTTTGGCGGGCTGGACGGTCACGGCCCCGAGTTTCCCTGCCCTGAGTGCGCAAAACTGAAAGGCCAACGACACCGCGCGTCGTGGTGGGTCAGGCGTGGATATGTTCCATTCCCCGGTAATCCCAACTTCACCTGTGGAACGTGGCGATGCCGTCATTTTCTGTTTGACGATGCCGGAAAGGTGTTTACTGTATGAGTGACCGTGATTTCTGGATCGCCATTCGCGCCGCTCTGCTTGCGGCAGTCGCCGCAATTGAAACGGCAAAGCTCGGTTGGAAATGTAAGCACGAGAAAGTATCCGATATTGCGTATCCGCGCTTAGATATTGTTGATCTGAGCGGCTGATAGAAGAAGCCCGCCACAATGGCGGGCTTCGATTAGTGATTGACAGAATAATCATTCTGTGTATAATGAAATTGCGCAAGGCTACGCCAGGCGCAAACCAAACGAAGTGAACGCGGAAGCGGTAACTTGTCATAATCGACAGGTTGCCGCTTTTTCATTTCAAGGATAAAACATGAGCGCAAATAATTTCTTTTTCGTAGACATGGCCGCCCTGATGGACGCCCGCCCGTTTGACGGCATGAAGGCCGGGAAATTTACAGACATGCGCGGTACGCGGGTAGAGTTCAAGCAGGACGAATTGGCCGACTTTTTGACGAACACCCTGGCCGCGATTGACGCGACGCGGGGCGAGAGCGGGGAGTTGGTCGGTTTGCCAATTGACGCAAAAAACCACGAACACGGCGACGCCGCAGGCTGGATTGTAGGGGCAGAATTGGCGGGCGACGTTATCAGGCTTTTGCCGCGCTGGACTGAATTAGGGTTGGAATTGGTCGGCAAAGGTAAGCAGAGATTTTTCAGCCCGTCTGTTGACCTGGCGAACAAGGCCATTATTGGCGGCTCTCTCACCAATTGGCCCGCTACGCGCTCGATGGGGAAAAACCTACTGCGCCCGATTGAACTGGCCGAAGGGGAATACACCCTAGACGAAACCGAAAGCAAAGTTTTGGGCGTTCTGGCCGGGCTGTTTTCAAAGCTGTTCAATTCAAACCAGCCCGCCGAAGAGCCAGAAGCCGAAGAACCACAACCAACACAGGAGCAAGATATGACCGCACCCGTAACCCCCGATATTGTTGAATTGCAAAAGACCGCAGAGTTTGCGGCGCTTGTTGACGAGAAGGTAAACGAACGCATTGCAGAGCTGGCGAAAGCCGACGCCCGCAAGCGTGACACCTTAGACTTTTCCAAGCGCGTGACAACCGGCAAAGTGGCTTTGGCTATTCCCGCCGAAGAACTCAGCGAGATTTTGTTAAGCCTGCCCGAAGAGAGCGAAACAAAAGTACGCGAAGGACTGCAAAAAGTCTTGGACGCGGGTATTGTGAACTTCTCAGAGCAGGGCAGTGCTGGCACTCAGCCCGTGAAGAAAGAAATCCCAGCCGCTATCAAGCCGCTTGTGAAAAACTGGCTTGCGAATGGCAAATCTCTCGAATCGTTCTTCGTTGTTGCCGAAATGGGAACCGCTGACGACTTCGACACATCCGAATTTATTAGCAAAGGATAATATCATGGCCGATCTGACCAAAAACGCCCCCGTCCGCATTTTGGGCGAAGGGTTTACCGAAGAGTTTGTGCTGGATAACAGCGCAGCGCAGACTGTCTATAAAGGGCAGCCTTGCATCATCGATCAAAGCGAAGATACCGTGTACGTTCGCGGCTTCGTTGACGCTACCACTGTTGCCGCAACTGACATCTTTTGCGGTATTGCCGCCGAAGGCCCGATTGCCGTTGCGACTACCGACACCGAAGTTAACAACAAAATCAAGCTGTGGGTTTGGCCGACTATCGTTGGATTCAAGTCCGCCGTTTTCACTGATGCCGACCTCGGCGACACTGTGTACATGAGTGATAGCGCCACATTGAGCGCCACCGCCGCCGACAATCCCATGCTTGGCAAGCTGCACCGCGTTCTTGACGGCTTCGCCTACGTTCAAATTTCCAGCCCGACTATCTGCGCTGGGGCATAAGGATAAAACATCATGACTATCTCTGGCGAAGTTCCTTCCCACCTGCTCGTTGCCGCTAAAACCGGCTTCCTGGCCGCGTTACCAGAAAGCCCAATCAACGCATCCAGCCCGTTCGTCCGCGTCCTGCCTATGGGCGCTAAGTCAATCGACCTTGTCGACATTGGCTCGGCTCCCATGCCGACCGAAAACAAAGGCCGTACCCAAGTCAAAGACTTCATCGAAAAGAAACTCGTTGTGAAGCCGAAAGATTGGGACATCACCGTCTCTCTGTCGTACAATGCGACGATGGACGACCAGACCGGCGAACTCGATAGCAAAGTCCGCGCCGCTGGGGAAAACTTCCCCAAGCACATGGACAACATCGCTTTCGATGCCCTGAAAAATGGCGCGGCTACCACGTCCTACGGCGCTTGCTATGACGGCCTGTCGTTCTTCAATGATGCCCATGTTGACGCGGGCGCGGAGTACACCACCGGGCAGGATAATAACCTGGCTCTGGCTTTCTCGCTTGCCAACTTCAAAACCGTTCGCGCCGCTGGCCGTGCGTTCTTGGATGACCGGGGCGAACCCCTGGACATCGTGCATAATACCATCGTTGCGCACCCTGACTACGAGTATGACATTGAGCAGCTGATTCGCAATGTCGAAAACGCCGGGACTGCCGACCGCGCCATGAACCCCTACGCTGGCAAGATGAATGCGATCTACAGCGCCAAAATCACCAGCGGGCAGTACTTCCTGCTCAACACTTCGCAGGTTGCCAAGCCGCTCATTCTGGCGATGCGCGAAACTCCGAACCTGCAAAGCGCCTGGTTTGACCCGAACGGGCCCGACGGCGGCATGTACTACTTCAAGTTCTATGGCCGCTACAACATCTTCTATGGTGATTGGCGCTTGGCTATCAAGGGCAACTAAGTAATACCGGGGCGGGTGTAACAGCCCGCCCCTATCAAGGTTAATTGGGGAAGTCACCCCTCAACATCCCGAAAGGATTACCTAAAAAATGACAACTAACTTTTCAGGCCCCGTAGTTTCTACCGCTGGTTTTACCGGCGACGTTGCTGGTAATATAGTTGGCAACGTAACTGGTAACGTCACTGGCAATCTGACAGGCGGCGCAATCCTGCCGACCCCAACCGCGTACACCGGCGCGGATGCCCCCACAAAAGCAATCAGCCCGGATTTGTTCTGGGCTACCCTGACCAAAGGCTCTGCCGGAACCGATTACACACTGGCCGCCCCCGGCGCTGGCAACGTTGGTCATACTCTGCGCATTACGTCAACCGGCGCTCATGCTCATGTTGTGACCGTGACCGGCCTGGTTGGTGGCACGACCATGACTTTCGCCGCCGCCGCTGGTAATGGCTTTGAGGTGTTCGCAATCTCCGCGACCGCCTGGGTCATCCGTAGCAACGTTGGTATCACTCAGACCGCATAACAATCATGGCGGGAATAAACCCCCGTCCTAGAAAAAGGCCAAACCATGTATAGCTTAGTAGGCCCAATCAACACAGGCGCGGCGGTCGGCGGCAATGGCGTTGCAACAGCGAATAAGACCTTAGCGCAGCCCGTTAGCGGCCTGTTGGTCGGCTTGTATGTGCGCTATAACGACAGCCCGCCCGCAACAACTGACGTTGTTGTCTCAACTTCCGGCGCGTCCGCCCCGGCCTATACCATCCTGACGCTGACCGACAAAAACACAAGCGGCTGGTTTTTCCCGCGCATTACTGCTTGCGATCAGCTAGGCGTGGCCCTGGCTGGAGCGAATACCGAAGTCCCGATTATCGCCGATACGGTCAAGGTGCTGATTGACGGCGCAAACGCCGCCGACAGCGTTGATGTCTGGTTGTTGATGGTATGACAGTAGCGGCGAACTCCTACGGTACTGCCGCCGGGGTTGTGGCACTCACGCCGCGTTATGGCACGACGGGCGGCGTATTTGATGCAACTACGCGCCCAACCATAACCACCGTAGAAGCGCAGATTAACCAGATAAGCGGGATGGCAAACAGCATCCTTGCGAAGAGTGGCTTTGTTGTACCCATAACGCAGGCCGATGCAAAGCTGGCCCTGACCGCATTCATCGAAGAAGAAGTTGCCGCGATTGTCGAGGGCATCAACGGCTCCGGGCGCTTTGGCCCAACCACAAAAGAGCCGGGGCGCTCGCGCTTCCGCATCATCATGGATGATCTTGAGCAATTCATCGAAGCCAACGCCAAAGGATTTGAAAACTTAGGCGCGGCCCGCTCGGGCGAGTCTGTCCAGATTGGATACAGTGACGGCGACGATTTAGAGCCGCTTTTCACCCGCGATCAATACGGAAACGATTTGCACTAATGGCGATCAAACTTACCATACAGCCCGTAGTAGACAGAATGAACCGCGCGCAACGGGCGCTATGGGCTCAGTCAAAAGAGAGCGTCAAGCAACTAAGCCAGCGATGGGTATCTATTGCACAGGAAGAAGCCCCAAAGAAAACTGGCGACTTTGCACAGAGTATCAGAGCGCAAATCTACGAAACTAAAAACCCTATCGCGCTCGGCTTTCGCACTTACATGCGGCAACCGCTAGGCAACTGGATAATCTACGGCACAAAGCCGCATATCATCCGCCCGCGCAACAAAAACGCCCTGCATTTCTTTTGGCCGAAGATTGGTAAATATGTCGTAGTTCCAAAAGGCGGCGGCTTCAAAACGCACGAGCAAGGCGGCAAGCTGTGGGTGGGCAAGGGTTACGTCAACCACCCGGGAACGAAGCCCAACGACTTTGTTTATCGCGCAATTGCCCGATGGGATAAGGAAGTCGAAAAGCAGATTAACAAAATATCCGACCGTTGGGTATTTGAGATGAGCAAAAAATGAGCGAAGCGACGATACTCACCCAGCTACAAACCGAACTGCGCCGTCTGGCTTCGACATTTGCTAGCGCGGACGTAACAGTCAATGATTGGGGCGTATTGGATGGCCCATCATCCGCCGCGCCATTTGCAATCATCGAAGCATCCGACGATTTCACGGTAGACGAAATACAAGCAAGCTGGTCTGCGCTCTGGTCGATACAAGTTACGCTTATCGTCAAGTTCGATGATTGGGATACCGCAAAAGCCGCACTTACGACCGTTCGTCAAACCGTGATAAATCATCTCGTGGATGTTGAACACATGCAATCTGCTAACGGCTCTCTCGCGGTAGGTATTGAGTCTGTTCGGTCTGACGGTGGTATCGCCGCCGTGTATGACAAGTACAACGAAAACGCGGCGGAAGCCCTGCCCGTCTTTTTAGCCCAACGGCTGATAATTACCGTCGGGGAAATGTCACCAAAATAGGAGTTCACTATGGCCGCACCCAGTAAAAAAGCCTTTGGCGTCGGGCTGAATGGCGCTTACATTATCCCGCTGACAACTGCGGGCTATCCTGCCGCAACCGCTACGACCGTCTACGAAGGCTTGGTTGTGGGCGGCCCGGCTTCGCTTGAAATCACCCTACCCGACCCGTCTCAGATTGTGCATATTGGCAACAACGCCGTTTTACAGCGCGACCAGTTGCCGAGTACCGATCTTTCGAGCGCAGTTTTGACCGTATCGCGTCAAGACCTGGACACCCTGGCAACAATCACCGGCGCGAAAGTCCAGACCATTGGCGAATTGCACATGCTCCCAATGCAGACCAGCCAGCAAGGCTTGGAGCCGACGGTAGGATTTTACGCCTATCAACAGCTCAAAGACGAAAACGGAAATCGCCGCTGGGCAACTTGGGTATTCCCAAAAGTTACAATGTCACCGAAGCCCGGCAGCTTGTCCCGCGAAGCCCGCACCCTGACCTACAACATTACTCCCAACGTTACCAAAAAAACAATCGCGGGTACTGCTTTGAGTGTAGCTGATAATGGTTGCGTCTCTGCCGAGTTCATGGTTTACGAGAGCAATTACCGCTTGGGTATCGTTGCCTGGCTGGGCGATAATAGCGCGGTTGATTTCGACTTTCCCACCAACCGGCAGGCTGCAATCGCACACGCCGACAATATCCGCGTGTATGTCAACGGCACGCTAACAACCGTCGGGATTACTCTCGGAACTGATGACCTGACGTTCGGAACTGCCCCGGCTTCCGGCGCGGTAATCGTTGCGATCTATGACATGGCCGACGCCTCTGTCGATGTAAACTAATTGGAGCAGGGCGGGATAATACCCGCCCTAAAATAATATGCCCGAACTCGAAACTAAGCAGGTAGGACAGTACACAGTAACTCGCGCAAGATTAGCCGACGCCATCCGGCGCGATAGATTAGCCGAAAGCCTGAAAGACAAAGCCGACGCGCTCAACGAAAACTACACAGAAGAAGGCTTTGTTGAACTATTCTACTGGCCCCGCGTTGCGGCTTGCACTTCTCCGGCTATCACGTTTGACGAATTTACAACGATGCCAGATGACGAAGCCCTGGCCCTGGTTGATGCGGCAATTGATCTTAACCCGCACTGGTTTGAGACTGCCGACCCAAAAAACTAATAGCGGCCACCGTTGACCTGTATGACAAAATGCAGCGCGTGGCCGACGGCTCAGAAGAAGGATTGCCGCCGGTTGTGCAAACTTTCTCTAAAGATGCCTGGGATATTTGGGTAACATGGCGCGGGCTCGATAGAAAGCACCTACCCTATGCGGGCGGCTTTCTTGACCAGCCCGACGATCTGATTACCGATCTGATGACCTACGATAGTATTTTTGATAAGATAACGAGGCCTAGCGATGGCGGATAGAACGGTCGATCTACTGCTCCGGCTCTCGCTGGACAAAACACAACAGGCACAAGTCAAGGCAGGTATTAAGTCGATTGATATAGCTTTGGCCGAAGCCGTAACGCGCGCAAATCAATTGCGCGAAAGCATGGAGAAGGTCACGCAAGTTGGTATGCAACTTGCAGTAGCAGGCGCGGCCATAACCGCGCCGCTTGTGCTTTCTGCGAAGAAGTACACGGACACGGTAGGGGAATCAGAGCGCACATCCCGCAAGATGATCCAACAGATGCAGCGCTGGGAAGATGCACAGGTCAGGATTGGCCGGGTCACCGCCGAAAGCATCCTGCCCGCGCTCGAAAAAGCCTTAGACATTACGGAGAAAATAGCCGGATTTGCAGAGAAAAACCCTGACGCTATAAAGGGCGTGCTTATCACTGGCGCAACCCTTTCGGCGGTTGGCGGTCTAGTTGTCACGACCGCAAGCATCGTCAAGACGCTGGCAACTATCAAGGCGCTGACCGGGGCTAGCGCAATTGACGCGGTTACAGGCGGCGGGGTTAGTGCAGCGACCGGCGGCGGTACAAAGGTTGGAACAATCGCTCTGTATGCTTCGGCGGTCATCATCGGGGCCGAAGTCGGGCTAGCTCTTGGTAATGCAATCAATCGCGCGATGGGCCGCGAAGAACAGACACGCGGAAATGTTATGCGATCCGGGCAGCAGTTCTTAGCATCCGTTGGGCCGCTGGCCGGGCTATCTTATGCACTCAAAGCAATTGGGGCAGACGAAGCCGCATCAAATGTTTGGAAGTTGAACAAATCTATTTATGGATTGGGCGACGCAACAAAGGATACAGCGCCCATTGTTGACAACTCTGCCCGCGATGCTGAAATCAAAAAGCGTCAGGAATTACAGCGCGATATTTCACGCGAAGCTGTGAAGTTCTCCGAAGAGCGCAAAAAGATTGAAGCCGATACCGGGCAAGGATTGGTAGATATTTCAACGAAATACTCAGACCGGCGCCTAAAGATTGCCGAAGATTTGCGCCGTGAACTGGCAAGCGCAGAGCAGGATTATCTAGTCAACCGCGCCGAAATTGTGCGGGATGGCGGGATTGAAATACAGCGCATTGAACAAGACAGCCAGCGTCGGGTACAGCAAATCCGCAGGCAGTATGCCAAACAAGAACAGAACGCAATCCGGAGCCGTGACGCGCTTGGATTGGTTGAAGCTCAGCGCGCCAAAGATGAAGAGATTGACCAAGAGCGCGAAAACGTTGCGGCTGAAGTCGCCAGGCGGCGCGAAGATATTGCAATCCGCTTGCGCGATCTTGACGCATCCTATCGCCGTGAACGCGCAAACCGCATAGCCGCCGCACAGCAAAAAATATTAGACCTGAACGAAACAGAGCGCCGCGAAATATTGCAGATTCGCGCTCATCAGGCAGCGGTATTAGCCGAACTACAGGCCGCATATGCGAAGCAGATAATGCTAATCAAAACGATGTTTGCTAATCCGTTCGAGATACCGCCCGGCGGCTCTTATGGGAATATTGCCAAGAATGGCCCGCAGGCCCGCGCCGCTGGCGGATACATGCCAACGGGGTTATACTCTGTGTCAGAACGCGGACAAAGGGAGTTTGCGCTATCAAACGCAACGACCCGCGCCGCCGAAGGATTGATAGGTGGACGGCTCACACAGGAGAGACTTATGAGCGCAATGACCATGAATGTCAACCTGTCCAACGGCATGACGATTATGCAGGCCAAGCGCATGATGCAGGCAAACAACAACTCGATAATGCGTGAATTAGGTAACGCTTTCGGAGCGTTGTAAATGGCTAATCAATATAACTTTCAATTCAGCACAACGAACGGCGATTCCACCGTCAATATTGAAACGCTGGATATTCCCGCGCCGCGCTCTACCTGGTCGGGATACTCGGAGCAGGTAACAAGACAGTCAGGCGCGGCCCTGGGTGTAGGTTGGATTAGCGCAAC